GTTGGCTTTGTAGGTGTTGGTGTTGTATTCGTTGTGTGCCATGTCGGGTGGGTTCTCCTTTGTGGTGAGCCTACCCCACTAGCGCAGCCCCTCAAGGGGCTTTGCTTACTGTGTGCGTGTAGACGTTGGTGCGGTGCTTGCCCCCCACACTTCGTGCTAGTAGCACTGGCTGCCGGATGTTTAACACCTATGGACGGACACCATTCGCATTTATGACGTTTGGACGCTGGCCACCCCCATTACAGGGGCGTCTACCCTAGTTCCCTAGTGTTACCCGGCACAGTCCAAACCCGTACGCGGTCTTGCCTCTCTCAATTGTGTTCAGATTGTAGTTAGGTGAAAGTTTTTCACTTTGAGGGACAAATGTACTTTTATGTGGCGCTGCCTACGTTGCGTACGCCCTTTGAGCCGAGGCGTTTAGCAATGTTTTGTAAATCGCTGGGTTTCCACACATAACACTCAGCCCACGGGGCAAGGTTAAACAGCCATTCTTTCTGGTCTTGCGATAGCACACCCCTGTCGGCTTTCAGTTCGCAGACGATGAAGCCACGTTCTCGATGCGCTAGGCATAGATCGGGCCAGCCTTTGTCACCGGATAGTGCGGTGCGCCATGACCCGTCTCGTGACTGCATTTTCATTGGGTGGAACACTCGCCAACCGTTCATTTTGGCTATCTGTATTACTTGGGCTTGGAAGCCTTTCTCGTTCATAGTTCGCCGTTTATATAACGGTTCACAAGGTTGCCGATAGCGAACGCTGCGACTAAGGGCCAACCAATAGCCAAGAAACCCGATATGGCGTAGAGACCTAGTTTGTCGTTGTTCGTAATGACTTCTAAATCTTCATCAGCCCAACGGAACGCCCAATAAGCAAACAAAGTAAATGCCGGTACTACGAGGATGCCCCAGATAATCACTAGCATTAGTTACCCCTCACAATCTGGTTGTAACGCTCTTGATATAGGTCGCATAACGAGCGCCATTCTTCTATTTGCGCTATGGCTTTCTCGGCTAGGTCTTTCCAGTCGTCTCGGTCTTGGCGCAGCTTGTCCAACGCGCTTGTTAGGTCTCTGTTCATTGCTTCGTATTCGCTCATTGTTGCATACTCGTTCTGTAGGCGAGATAGTGGATTAGCCCGCAGGAGCACATCATGCCTTGCAGGCAGCCTTCTAAGTGGTGGTAATGCCCGTTTTTGTTGTAGACGATCTCAATCACTCGTACAAGATCTCTCACGGTTTTGTTGAGCAGTCGTACTTCATACATAAAGTGATTAACTTCGTATTTGAGTTGGGCAATGGTTTCCTTTGTTGTTTCTTCGCTCATTAGAACGGCTCCTCTGCTGTGTCGGGTTCTGGGAACTTGCCTGCTTTTAAATCGTCAATCAGGGCCGATATCTCGCCCTTGTTGAGGGTTGCAAGCCATTGTTTTGGCACTTCCCTCTCGGCTTTCTTATAGAAACTGGCAGCGAAATAGACTTGCTTTTCGGACGCTAAGCCTGCGGGCTGTGTAATCGTGACGCTAGGCATTTTCGGGTCTGTGCCTCGCTCTACAGCAGGCCCGTTAGACGTGCGTTGTACTTTCGCCATTTCTTCACGGCTAGGGCGCTTTGTCATGTCACTGCCAGCCATGCCACAGTTCGCAAGGGCTCGGCCTATGGCACTGGTTTCGCAGTTCTCCACATGACTCGTACGGTTCACATTGCCTGCACCGCGTACTTCCTCGGCGTAGCCAGTAGCAATAAGGTTTTCGCCTAGCCATAGTTCTGCTCTAATAACGCATATATCTGCTCCGGGTTCTGACACCATACGGGTTAGTACTCGTGGGTAGTCGTTGGTGGATGTTTCGTAGCCTGCAATCTTGGCGTGTAGCCAACGATCTAAACGGGCGGCTACTGGCTCGTAATCGTCAAGGTTAAAACCCACGCTCTACCCCTTCCAAAGAAGGGTGCCACGTGTGGTGGATAATAGAAAGTTCGGTAAGGCGTGCAGCTGCTTCGCCTAACACCTTGCCTTTAAGGTCGTCACCGCTTAGGTGAGCATCCGTAGCCATGTTTTTTAGGCGCAGGATGATTTGGGCATCTGTCATGTCGGGTTCCTATCTTGTTCTAAACATTTGCAGTAAAAGGGCTATTGCCATGCAAATAATTGCCAAAGATTGCATGTCATCCGTAGCCATGTTGTTGAGGCGTTCAATTATTTGTGGGTCTGTCATGTCGGGTTCCTATCTGTTTTCTAGTTGCTGTTGCCTTGCCAGTGGCGTAAGCCACCGTTCTGATACAACCATTTCGCTACTCGGAAGTTGCAGTCGGGTTGCATAAGAATTGTGCTACGTGTGTTTTTACCACATAGGCGAGTCGTAATTGTGTTCCACGAGCTGTTGATTTGGAATAGGCCCGTGTCCCAAGACTTTACCGCCTTACACCGCCTGTATTGTTCAAACGGAGCAAGTGTGCAGTCTTTGTGGGTTTGTGGTTTGCGGTAATTCCAGCCCACCGCCTTCGTAACGCATTTGGACTCGCGCCACATAATCGCATCCATTCTGCGCCAATCTTTCTTCGGAAACGTCTTTTTAATTTGGGCTGTGTACTTAGGGCACAACCACGGTTTAGACGCCTCTACGGGGCTTACAACGGCTATAGGGGCAAGTGTGAGGGCAAGCACAAGGGCTAAGCGTTTCATAATAAAGACTTCCAAATCTTGACGGGTCGGCGGTGACACTCAGGTCGTGCCGACGGGGTGTAACGATCAGTTGGCGCAATCCAGCCAGCCTTAGCGGCGTTAGTCATCATCGCACCAATAGCGCGAGGTTCGTGAGGCATCGGATTATGGCGTTGGTTCATAAGTTCCCACACATCATCGGTGGTGAACTCTGGGCGTGTTTTGGCTAGCCAACGAATAGCAGCTTCACAATGCAATTTCCACGTGGAGTCTGCATTTGTTTCTACCTGCTCTATGGCTTGGTTCCTAGCCTCAATGGCTGCGGGTACGTCAAATAGTGACGGCTGGGTGCTCATAATTAGGGTTCCTATCTAGGCCGTGTCGGGTGGCCTGTTATCCACCTTAGCAATCGAGTGGGGCGTGTCAAGTCATTAGACGACACAACCCCAGCACCGCCGATAGGAAAGCGATGCTAGGGCCGTCATGTCTCATCCTCTAGGGATCAGAATTACTGTAGTCCAGAGGCTCGGCGTGCGTCAATCCAAGCAGCTCTAAACGCTTCAGGGTTATCAGCCATATAGGGCGACAGTTCTACGTGTAGCCATTTCCCGCCGGGTGTCCCAGCGTTGTTTTTAGCGTCGTATATTTTTACGCCTGCCAGCCCTTCGCCACGTGAGCAACGATATCCAGCCCCCCATGAGGTTTTGTCGGCGGGGTCTTGTTTAGGCCAACGATACGAGTAGTCGTGTATTTCTTCTATCTGTAGGCGCTCAGTGTTGGCTAGCAGAAAGTTCCACATTTCTAAGCCTTTGGCGCGGTCTTTGTAGGCGAGGTCTACAGCGCGTCCTGTGGCATGCACCGATAGGTAAGCGGGGTTTGTGGGGTCTGCTTTGGCTTTGGCGTTGTTCATACGGCGGTTGGAGTAGGTGCCAAGGTTGGTAGCCCCAAACCATTTACCGCATAACTTGAGCAGCAGTGTGGTGCCGGGACGTACCGAACCGAAGTTGCCGTCTGTGTTGCCTGTGTATTTACGGGGCACTTGGTGGGTCTTTCGGCTTGTCTTTAAGGCCGTTGCCGGCGAGCAAACCAATCAGGCCACCGGCAAGGGTCATAAGCATCGGGGACAGAACTGCCCACGCTTCGGCGTCGTTAGGTGCCTGCTCGACTGGTTGCACAACGAATAGCAAACCGTAAATCAGTGAGATTATGGCGGCTACGAATGAGAACGAGAGTGCTATGCCTACGATGAGGATTAGGCGGGCTTTTATTTCCTCGTTGCTAAGGCGGTTTTCGGGTTTCATTGGCATCTTCTTTCTAGTAGGCCGTCTGCTTTGGTGGTGTCACAGTTCTCGCGCACACGATCCGCGCAGGCTGTGAGGATTACGGTGAGTAGGCTAAGTAGGGCTAGGCGTTTCATTGTTTGTTTCCTCTAGCAATGGATCACGCGGGCCACTTCCAAGTTCAGCCATTTCCTCATCGGTCATGTCCCTAGTTTCTGACGGTCTGCCGTCAATAAAATGCGTAACTACTTGCGGTCTGTTCATCATGCTTTCCTGTATCCGTAAATGGACACTGTGCCCGTCATTGTTGTAGCGCTCAACGTCATAAAACCAATTCCGTCAAAAGCAGTAGTTACGTCGTGTAATGACATACCTTGTCTGCCAACGTAAGCGCCCGCATAAAGCGCGGCTTGGTGAGTGGCAAAAGTGCGTTGCGCCAATTTGGGGCCGTAAATGTCCATAACGACAGAACCCAAAACAACGTTATTTAGGATGTTTTGCGAAAAGCCTGTAACGCCTGCGCTAGCAGCTGCGAAACTAGCGTTAGACGCCGCCCCGCCAATTGTTAAACCGGTAAACGCGTAGGAATAGTTAGACGTCGTGTTTGGCGTTGCGCCTGAATATAAACGATAATAAATTAGATCGGTAGCCGACAATGTAGGCGAGTCAATAATAATGCGATAGTTCGTGTAGTTGTCTGTGAACACTGACTGGAAAACAGTGGTTGAGCCAGATAGCGCACCACCGCCGACACGCCACAAACCTATTGAGTCCATAGCGGCAGCGGTCAAAACCTCACCCGGCGAAAAATCTGGTACTGGCATAACTAAAATCCTAACTTGTTTTGATTGAGCACGCCGAAAGTAGCGTTATCCAATATAAATCCTGAACCTAAAGAAGGCGACAAATACAACTGCACGCGCGCCTGATCTGGGTAAAAGCTCGTGTTAATCCCTTGTATCTGAGCCGTAACTGTGGTGCCACGAAAATTGACACTGACAGCGGAACCTAAGTTCATACCGATATCTGCACCAGGATTAACAATGTCGCGAGTGCTTAATTGGCTTAACAAAGTGCAAGTAGGGCTTAAAAGCGTGCTGGTAGTTACTGAAAAAGGTGTAATGGCCACAAGGCTTTGGGTTGCTAAAACAAACTGCGCAAGGTTTAATGCGTCTCCTGCCGAAGCGTTAAAAGTGTTATAAATTAAAGTGTTAAACGGTGCTGAACCTGTAAACGCTTTTTGTGTAGCAATGCCTGGTGCAACAACTTCAATTTCTGTAAACGTGTTTTGTACGGAACTTATATATTCCAAGGCCTCAAACTTAAAAGCCCCAAAAGTGCCAGAGTCGCTAAAAGAAAATTGCCGATTACCAATACCACCAGGAAAGTTTGTAGCCGTAAATTGCGAACTCGTAAGTGCAACTCTTTTGCTGTCTAAATCGTCAATTAGATACTGACCAGTGCGTAACAAACCGTTAATTAAATCGAGAGCACCGCCTTGAAATGTGCTTGCTGGTACTGCAACCATGCTCGGCACAACACTAAACATGTCTGTGCCAGCGTTGGTTAAAGAAATAATTTCGATAACATTTGAGACGGTGCTAGCAATTGGCGTAAAAGTGTCAATCGCTGTGCTTGCTATTTTTCCTATAGCGCCCGTTGCAGTAATAGTTATACGGTCTTGCGGTGCTGCGCCTGTGCCAGAGTTGTACGGCATTGCGAACTTGCGGGACACGTCTGTAATCGCCCCAGCGAAATAACACGGGGACGAGGCGCTATTAGCGTCTCGCACGTCAATAAACTGCCCTACAGCTAGTGGCAGGGCGTAAGTGTCGGCGGGTATTAACTCGATTACGCAGCTTGTCTGTGGAAAATTGTCTTGGAAGCGTTGGCGTCCACGATTAATAGACACCGACTGGATACCCGTCAAAGACGTATAGGTGCCGTTCAGGGTCGCAGAGTAATTAACCGTTGGCGCTGTGTACGACATTACGACACTCGGATAGGTACAGAGCCGTTGAGTTGCATATAGCGGCGTAGCGCGTCTACCACGGCTTGTGGGTCGCCACCGTTCACGTTAATAGTGACATTGCCACCGCCCATAGAACCCATACGATCTAACGGAATAACCGCCTCAGGCCCAGCCTCGCCAATCATCGCCAAAGTTGGCCCAGTGACAATGCCACCAGCAGCCAACATCGGAATATCGGGAATGTCAAAACCGTTACCGCCAAGACCCGGAACCCAACTCGGCACCTTAAAGGACAGTTTGCCAAAAGTGTTATTCCACAATTTTGCAATGCCGTTAAATATTGTCTTTACTACGTCAAGCATCAACCTAAAACTAGGGATA